GGGTGATGCGCCCGGATCTAGCCCCGCCCCGCTCACTGCTGCACCACGCAGCAGGGCAGTTCGAGATCGCCGTACTCGGCCGCTACCAGGTCGACGGTCACCTCGTCGGTGTCGAGGCGAACCGTCTCGAGGAAGCTCACCCGCGTCACCGTCGCGGTCAGGGTCGCGATGGTGAGCGTCTGCGTGCCGTCGAGGTTGTCGACCGCGGCGCTGATAGTCCGGTAGGCCACGGTGCCATCCGACTTGAGCAGCTGCACTCGCCGATGCGCCAGGCTCGGCCAATAGGTGGTCACGTAGCCCGGTGCGTCCGGGGTCGGTGGCCCCTCGACGATCAGCGAGGTCCCGGCCGGGTTGCTGACCAGGTCGAGGTCGTGCCGCCACGTCGGCAACAAAAACGGCTTCTGGCGGCCCCGGACCGAACCGAGGAACTTTTTCCACCACTGCCGCTCCGCGGCGGTGTTGGCGATCTGCCAGGTATGGGACCGGCGGACGTCGCTGACGGTGCGACTCCACGCCGTGGCGATCGCGCCGCCCTGGTCGAGGATCTCGACCCCCGCCGCCATCTGCTCTTGCGCGAGCCCGGCCGCGCGCGGCATGCGGTCCATCACGGTCAGGCTGTCGTGGGTGACCAGGGTCGCGCCGGCGCCGAAGCTCGAGCGCGGCGCCGCGGCGCGGCCGACCAGCGACCAGCGACCGGCGTTGACCTGGTATCGGCCGATCGCCTGGCCGTTCTCGAGCAGCACCGAGACGAGCGGCGCGATCGCGGTCAGCTCCGCCGGGAACGTCATGCCGCCGGGTGGTAGCGTGTCGAGGGTCAGCAGGCTGGCAGCGACGACGGTGATCGCGGCCGTGTAGTAGTCATCGGGGTCGAGCAGGCTCTCGACCAGCACCCGCTGACCGACCACGGCCCAGTCCGACAGGGTCGTGGTCCCGACCGCCACCGTGCCGACGGTGACGGCGCTGGTGGCTAGCAGGCGCTCGTGCCGCAGCGGGATCTCGTAGGTGCCGGCCGGGTCGGTGAGCAGCCAGCCGCGGACCTGGCGGACGTCAGCGTCGTCGAGCGGGATGCCGAGCTCGTAGCGGTCGCGCGGCACCGTGGCGAGGGCGATCCGGTGCTCGGTGCCGTCCCAGGCCTTGAGCACATCGGTGCGCCACGCCATCGTGTGACGGACCTGGTCGGCCGGCCAGCGCACCAGGGTGGTCACCGGAGCGCCGCCCTGAACAACTGCGGGTTGGCGCGGATGACCTCGGTGAGGATCCGCTTGCCGCCCGGGCTCCGCAGGACCTGCAGCATCTGCCCCGAGTCGATCACCACGTTGTTGTGGATCACCGGCGCCGACGACATCACCGGTCCGCTCGCGGCGGCCTGCTGCGCCGGAGTCTGCACGGTGACCCGCTCGCCCGGGGTGGCGCGGAACATGACCGGCGTGGTGTCGGTGCCCCCGCTGCCACCGACGGTGAAGGATCCGCCGGTCGCGAAGCCGAGCAGACCGCCGAGCAGGCTCGCGGTGCCGCCCGCACCGGTGGCGCCGGCGGGGCGCCCGAACGCAGTGACGAGAGCCTGCCTGATCAGGATCCGGGTGATGTCGGCGAGGATCGACTGAGTGAGCGCGTGGAAATCGATTTTGCCGGTGGTGACGAACGAGACGAGCGCGTCTTCCATGGACGAGAACGCGTTGGTCCATGCCGCCGCCGTGGCCGACGCGACGTCGGTCGCGTTGCGGTAGATGCCGTCAAAGCTCGAGGCGAAGTCCTTCTCGGTGTTCTTGATCTCGAGCCGGGCATCCTTCGCCTCCTGTCGCGCCCGCTTCGCGTTCGATGCGTCGAACGCGTCGCCCACCTTGCCAAAGATGCTGCTGGTGTCGTCGGCAAGGCGCGCAGCGCCTGCATCGCGAGCATCGGAGTCGGCCTGCGCCTGGCGCAGCAATTCGTACTCGGTCGAGAACGCGACGATACGCTGGAGTGTGATGTCGAGCCCGGCCTGCCGCAGGGTGTTGAGGTACTCCTCGAGCGCGATCGTCGCCTCGCGCTCCGCACCGCCGAGCTTGAGCAGCTCGGTCTCGCGGCGCATGACATCGAGGTAGGCGCCCGCCGGATCGAGCAACTCGCGCACCGCGAACGCCTTGCGCTCGTAGATGTCGATCGCTTGCTCCTGGCTGATCTTGTCGCGATCGACCGCATTGGTCAGATCCGCCTGCACCTTGGCCAGGTCACGTTGAGCCGCGCCGACGGGGTCGACCTCGTCGCGGTAGCCGCGGACGCGATCCATGAGCGCGGCGAAGCCGTCGGCGCCCGCCTTGGCCGCGACGGACGCGCCCGTGGTCGTGTCAGCGAGCGCGTCGAGGATCTTGTTCGCCTCCTCGAGCGGCACCAGGCCGGCCGCCACCGCGTCACGCAGCAGCGATCCGTCAGTCGCGAGCTTTCGCAGCGCGGCGCCGGCGGGGTCGGCGGAATCCCGGAGCGAGTTGAACCCCACGGCCATCTTCGCGAAGCCCTGCGCCTGGACCACCGCCATGTCGATCAGCCCCTGCTTGGCGATGGCGAACGAGCGCGCGAGGGCGTCCATTCCGGTCTTGACGCTCGCGGCATCCTTGGCCTGCTGGTCGGCCCATGCCTTAGACACCTCGGCGAGGTAGTCGACCTCGCGAACCACCTGTATGTAGCCAAGGGTCAGCTTGGCATCCTCGCCGGCTGCTTTCGCCTTGGCGTCCGCGACGGCGACCCACGCGTCGGCAAGCAGCAACGTGGTCGGGAGTTCCTTGGTTTGGCCGAGGCCGCCGATGAGAGCCGAGCCGACCTTCGACGACTTGAGATCGTCGTAGAGCGAGATCACCTTGCTGAACGCTGAGATCAGCGGCCCCAGCGAGGACAGCATCTCGCCGGCGACCTTGGTCATCAGGTTCTTGAAGGTCGTCCACTGCTCACCGAAAGTCGGCGCGAGCTTCCCGAAATCGCCGTCGATGTCGCTCTTTGCCTTCGCGAAGGCGTCGATGATCTGCGACGTGCTGATCTTGCCGTCCTCGCCGAGCTTGCGCAGCTCGCCGCGGGTGACGCCGAACCCCTTGGCGATCACGTCGGCGACGGTCGGCAGCTGCTCGAGCACGGACCGGAGCTCGTCGCCGCGCAGCGCCCCGCTCGACAGGCCCTGGCTCAGCTGGATCATCGCGTTGTTGGCCTCGGTGGCGCTGGCGCCGCTGAGCTTGACCGCCTTCGAGAGCGTCTCGGTGAACGAGAGGGTCTGCTCGGTCGAGTAGCCGAGCCCGTTGAGCGCGCTCGACGTCCGCACGAATACCTCGGACACCGACGACCACTCGACGCGGGTCTTCTGCGCCAGGGCATAGAGCCGATCGGACATGTCGCCGACTGCCATCCCGGCGCTCTTGACCGTGCCGAGCCGGTTCTGCAGGTTCGTGTACTGGTCGGAGAGCTGTGCCAGCTCGCGCACTGCCAGCGCCGCACCAGCTGCGCCGGCCGCCGGTCCGAGCGCGCCGAGCGAGGCGAGCGAACCGCCGAAGCCGCCACGAGGCGCCGTTCCGGCCGCTTGTCGGGCGGTCGAGGCGCTCCTGGCGAGCTGGGCGTTGTACTGGGCCGCGGTGATCGTCCCGCGCTGCCAGAGCGCGGTGAGCGCGGCGACGTCGGCCTTGTACTCGTCCATCGGACCGTTGATGGCGCGGAGGACCTGCGCCTCGCGCTGCAGGACGGCCGCGGCGCTAGCGCCGGCCGTCGCTTGGCGCTGCTTCGCGGCTGCCGATGCGGCGTCTGCGGCGGCGCCTCGAGAAGCCTCCCTGGTGGCTACCGCGCGCAGCTGGTTCTGGATCTGGACCTGCCGGCTGACGATTCCCAGGGACTCGCCCTGTCGCTTGGTCGCCCTGGTCTGCTCCTCGATGGCGTCCCTCGCCTGCTTAGCCTCGCGCGCGACGTCGTCGAAGATCGAGTCCATCAGCGCGACGGTCTTGGTCGCCTGCCTGTCGAGATCGACGAGCGAACGCTTGACCTCCGCAACCCCTTGAGTCCCCTTGGCCGGGTCGACAACAACCTCGATGCGGAACGCGGTCATGGCTTGCCCTTGCCCTTGCCCTCGGCATTGATGCGCTCGGACTCGTGCTTGAGGTAGGCGTTGTCCATCTGGCGGATCACGAAGATGAAGGCGGCACGGACGTCAGGTTCAAGGGCGAGCTCGTCGGCGTAGTCGCGGATCTGGTGGCGAGGGATCGGCCCGATTCCCATCCCGATCGGTCGCTCCGTGTCGAGGTCCCAGAACGCTGCGAGGTAGGTTCCGTCGCCGGGGCGCGACGTCGGCGGGTCGAAGTACCAGTCAAACTTCTTGTTCTTGCGGATCTGGGCGACGGCATCTGGTCCTCTGGTTCGCGCGGCCTCGAGCACCTGCGCCATTCCGATCGTCCTGGCGCGAAGGTCGTACTCGAGCCGCGCTACGAGTTTTTTGCGACCGCCTCCGGTCTCATGCTCGGTGACTTCTCGTAGTTGGCGAGGTCGCGCGCTCGACCGCCCATCTTCATGATCTCGTGCGGGTGCGTCTCGGCGAGCGCGGCCAGGAAGGCGAGCGCATTCTCCGACGAGAACGTCACCTCGTTGTCCTCGTCGTCGTAGAGGCCGGTCCAGCCACGCACGCTGAACCTGGCGATCACCTGGGCGGCCTCTTGGTGGTCGGCGGCGGCATCCTCGACGGTCCGCAGCGCGGCAGGCTGTCCAGCCTTCTCGGCCTTGTCGGCCTCCTTCGCCTCGCGACGCAGGACGTGGCTGAGGAACGGCCTGTTCTCACCCGAGAGGGGCGCGAGCAGCAGGGTCGGCTTGTTGTAGTAGCTCTCGACCCGATGTTCGATCGTGGTGGTCTCGTTGACCGCCGTCTCGGCGAGTCGCTTCTTGAAGTTCGGGGGCATCGCGCATCTCCTCGTGGGGTTGGAAAGGGGCAGACGTCGGGCACCGGTCTGCCAGCGGCCCCACCGCGCCCCAAAGGCGCGACGCCCGCTCGTCGATTACGCCGGCAGCCAGGGGAACAGCGAGATGGATGCCGCGTAGCCCAGGGTGTTGTCCTTGACCGCCTTGCCGGCGAGGTTGACCAGGACCTCCTCGTTCTTGGGCATGTCGCGCTTGCCGCCGCCGAACTGAACGCTGGGCAGGTCGATCACGAAGCCGCCGTCGGCGTTGCGCATCGCGATCTCCATCGTGACCACGGTGCTGTCGTTGATCACCGTGAGCACGTCCGGATCCGTGAACACCGCCTGCGCCTCGACGCCGACCATCAGCGTGCCGTAGTTGATGTCGATCGCGCCGAGGCTGCCCAGGACCTTGAGCGCCGAGACGTTGTTCTTGATGCTGATCGTCGCGTTCTTGAAGTACGTGGTGAGCCCGGTCTCGTCGTACTGGGTCGCGCGCACGCGGATCATCTGGCTCGAGTCGTTGAACAACGCGTCCTGCCGGACGATGCGCGCCGTGCTGCCGCCGGACAGCTGCGAGGCGCTGATATCGAGCGTGTCGGTGCCGACCCAGCTGCAGTTCATCGTGGCCTTCGCGGCCGACGGGAAGTTGAACTTGACCTCGTCGCCGACCAGGCCCTCGCTCACCTCGTACTTGGTGCCGCCGTCGAGCTCGGGCCACTCGAGCTCGGCGCTGATGGAGTGCCGATTGAAGTCGGAGTTGTCGACCGCGACGTTGCGCAGGAACCGGCCGAAGAACAGCTGGATCGTCTTGGCCGAGCCATTGTCGACGGCGAACGTGGTCGCCGCCTTGTCGAAGACGATCTTATTGGCGGTAATCGACGTTGCCCGCACCAGTCCTCGGTTCGCCGCGGTGGCGAAGACCAGGGCGCCGCCGGTGGCGCCGCCGATGTGGAAGAGCTGGCCGACTGTCAGCCCCAGGGTCGTGAGGTCCAGAGCGGACGAGATCAGGTCGCCGCTGG